ATAAAGCCAAGGTATTTTGAAACGTTGGGTCAAACATCATTCGTGCGTCATGATAATTGGTAAAGAATCCATTTTCAGATAATACCGCTGGCATATCGGTTTGGGTTAAAACGTAAAACCTTTCCTCTTTGTCATGGTCGCCGTCTAATAAGTCGCTACGGAATATCCATTTAGGAAAAGCATCTTTGACCTCTTTATAAAGAAACTCAGCGTAAATGTCCGACCGCGTTTGTCCGACTGAGGTAAAGACTTCCCAGCCCCGTGCTTCTTTGCTTGCCGCCGCGTTTCCGTGAATGCTCAGGTACAACGAAGCCTCAAACGTCTTTGCCGCAAAGTTAGCCTTTGCAACCCTTTTGCCAAGGGACACATCTATAATGGGGTCGTAAACTTTCATAGTTGAAAAACCCCAGTCATTAAGATACTGCCCAATTAACTCAGTAACGGCACGATTGAAAACGCCCTCAAAGAACCAACCGTAGGAATGGAAAACCCCGTTGTTGTGCTGAGAACATTTTGAAGGGTACGTTGTGTAACCGTTTGGCAGTTTTACCTTTGGGTCAACGCCGCCGTGCCCCGCGTCAAGGAAAACACAAAATTTATTTGCTTTCATATTTTTATATTTTTAAGGGCGATGTAAATCAATACACCGCCCTGACAGTCGCATAAGGTAGCGTTACTCTGCTGCGCCTATAACTTGAAGCCGATAAGGGCAAAGGCTGCCGATATCAATCCTAACTTTGCTGGCAATTTTACTTCTATCTCCTTCCCAGCACATTCCCTTGAGGTCTCTTTCACCTTATCCCAAATGATTTGAGCAAGTTGGACATATTCCCGCCATGTAAATTTAACCTTATTGCCTTCCAAGTGTACATTGATTTCCGAGGCTAACTCGGCAAAATTAAGCGAATAACAAGCCACGTCGCCAAGCGGTGACTTTATCCCATCTGCATTTTTTAATGCTTCTTTTAAATTAGTCTGCATGATTATTTGTTTTTAACGTCTAAAAAATCTAATTATTACCGTGCCAAGATTTACTCCTGTTATGCGCTTGACATTCTCCGCCACGCTGAATAACTCTGTACCAGCGATGACTGAACTGACAAGGTAAACTATTGGTACTGGAATAGCAAAGGTCAACTGCGCACCGTGAAATATAAGGATAGATGTAAAATATACCACTATCTTTTCCGTTGTCCTGTACAGTCCTTTGCTCGTGATAGCCTTGCCCTCTTTCCGTGCTGCCTTGATTCCCGTGATTGTGTCAGCTATGACCACTCCGATTGTGAATAAAAGGAAATGTTTAATCGGAAAGAAAAAGGAAAAGATAAAGCCAGTTGTCAATGCCACGGCAAAGAAATCGTAGCCTTGTTTTAGTAAGTTTAAAATTATTGACTTCATGTTATTCAATTTTTACAAATCGAACAGTATTATCATTACTGATATATTTACCGCTTTCATTTTTGATTAGTAAATATTTTACCCCATCTACATTAACTCTAATTAAATTAGTTTTAATGTTAAGAGGTAAATTTTCTGTTCTTGGCTGGTTAAGATTAGGGTCGAAAATAAATTTGTCATTTGCATTAATCTTTACCTTGCCATTTGTAATTTGTCCCTTTACATTTAACCGCCAACTGCCAATATATTGAGCGGAATCTGTAACTTCATTTGTGTTATAAATTCCTAATGAATCGGGAATGTCTTTCCATGCCTCAATAGCAAGATTAAAATAATCCTCATAATCTCCTAATACTTTAAAAGTGTTAGGGTCATTTGGTTGTAAAATAGTTCTTACATATCTTTCAGAAATCAATACAGTATCTTCATAAATTTTTATAGATTTACGAACATTAATGTATTTTTCATCGGTTATATCAAATTGCGAAATAATTATTTTTTTATTAATATTATTTTGCGCAAATGATAAAAATGGAATAAAAATTAATAAAATTCTCATGTTTATTTTATTTTAAAGTTAATTTTCTGAAATGTAAGATATACTAAATAATATTTGAGCTAAACTTCCAGTACTTGTAACTAAAGTTTTTGGTATAAATATGCCTAAATTGGTTTTATCTCCACTTGTCCAATCTGTAATAACTCCAGATATATCAGTAGTGCTTATATATGTATATGCGTTGCCTACTTGATTTGTACTATTACTATTCATTGCGATAGGAATTGAAAATTGTATATATGTTTGAGTATCTGTTGACGTAATTGACAATCCTGTAATTTTGCCTTCTAAAAAAACTAACTGTCCAATTTTTCTGTAAATACCGTTTGTTAAAACTGGAGTGCCTGTTAAATTACCTTGTGAACCAAATGTTGTTGTCCAAGTTCCTTCCTCATAATCATCCAATGTGTTTACATTTGTTGACGCTGACTGTGTTGCTGGAAATGTAATGCCTGCACCCGATGCTGTCGGTGTTGCAGAGCCTATGCCAATATTTCCTGTAAACAAGCCATCGCCGACAACGTGAAGTTTTTCGCTGGGACTTGCCGTGCCAATGCCGACGTCGCCTGTACTTTTTATAGTTTGTCTTATAGCACCATCACTAATTATATGTAAATCACCAGCATTACTTCCAAAAAAAGCTGAATTAGCACTTGAACCTGTAAATGTAGCCCCAGCCGCACCTTCTACTCCGCAAATAAATCTACCTGTATTGTTATTATTTGTTATATTAATCCAATAGGCATTATTATCTGCTTGAGTAAATGCAATTAGTCCTCCTGTACCAGACATTTCTCCAGAAAGTGATGTTTTAAATGCTAAATTTCCATTCACATCAAGTGTACGACCTGGACTTGCCGTGCCAATTCCTAATCTTGAATTTGAATTATCCCAATGCAAATTAGTTGGAGTTAAAACTCCGCTTGTCCCATTGCCAACCATTACTTTGTTTGCAGTTAACGTACTTGTATTCGTTCCCCCGTTTGCCACAGGTAATGTTCCCGTGACTTTTGTCGTTAAGGATAATTGCCCTTGCATATTATTTAAACTATCTACTAACCTTGTCCATTTTGGCGTTGTGGATGCACGGTAATACCACATTGCTCGTGTACCAGTGTCAAGAACAATGTAAACCGACGTATCAAGTTTATTAGTCAATAGGTTGGCAGTATCAGCCAATCTACCTCGATACACCAGCCCATCTGCCGTCGTTTGTTCTCCAAGACTTATCTTTTGGTTACCATTGGCAGGGTACTGTGCCATGGCAAGGCAAGGGAAAAGGAGAAGGAAAAGGAGTTGTTTCATGTTTATGTTTTTATTTTATTGCGAAAAATTCAATTTTTGTTACCGATTGAGTATTTAAAACGTTGTTGGTCGCTCCATCCCTAACTACAAAAACAATATTTGTTCCGTCTACCTCTTTAACATTTACAATATTTGTTGTTGAAGCTGGCAAATTTGCAAAAGCCATAATAGGTGTAAAACTAAACCCATGCGCAACGGTAATAATTCCATTTGCATCGGTTACCGCATTTGTTACTGAGCCTCTTCCGAATAACCCAGTTTGTGCCACCGTTGTAACCGCTCCAACAACATTGCTACCATCTTTGCCAAGTAAACTTGAAGGCGTTGCTGAGGTTGTGGAAAGGGTCACCGCGCCCGAAATTGTGCCGCCCGTTTTATCGTATTTTAAATTAATACGATTTGAAAGTGAAGTTGTATCTATTAAAGTGGCGTTTAAAACGTTACTTGAAATACTTAACCCCGTGCCAAGCGTTATATCAGCTACACCATTATTACTTGTATTTTTACCAAGTAATATATTGCCGCCCGAAACCGAACCGCTTATGGTCATTTGATTACCTATATTTACAAGGTTGTTAAATGTCTTTGTACCACTTATTGATTCAGTTGCGGTCAATGATACCTTTCCATCTATGCGGCTTGATAACGATGCTGTATCGGTTTTACTTAATTTAAGGTCAATACGGCTTGATAACGATGCCGTGTCAAGGTTGGTTAAGACATTGTTGCCACCCTCGGTGATGTTGCCCGTTACTGCTAAGGTTGAGGATACTGTTGTAGGTTTTAATAAACCAATATTACCCGAAATTCTATCCATTGTAACACCCGTATTAGTAACATTTGACCCACCTAAGTTATCTCTTGTTACCAATTCCATTCTATCAAGACTACCATTGTAACGTAAAATACCACCAAATTCAACGTCCGTGGAAGATGGAGTTCCTGTTTCCGAAAACAAAATAGAGGCAATGCCTGTACTACCCGATTTTAATAAAATATTTTTGCTTACATCAAAAGTAAGATTTGCTATCGGCGTTGTTCCTATGCCAATGTTACCGCTGCTTTCTTGAATGACTGAATTTCCTAAGGTTGAAGAGCCTGTAAATAATGGCAAAGTGTTTGTCGTTCCCGTTCCCGTGACTGGGTTGCTTAAAATTGTTTGATACGTTGATGCCGCAACGCCTGACCTAAGGTAATTTGTAAGCATTGAAGCGGTATCCGATATATTTAATTTAGTACCAAATCTGGAAGTAAGATTTAATAATGATGTATCGGCTTTTCGTAAATAAGGTGTAAGCATTGAAGCCGTATCAGCCGCAACGATGCCTTGTAAATCGGTAAACGTTGGCGTAAATGTTCCCCCGTCATATTGGGTCAATGTCAATGTCTTTGTATTTGTCCCTGAGAAGGCTGCGTTGGTTATTTTGTCATTAAATGCGATATTCCAATTACTTGAATTATTAGGAATAGACGTTGTCCACGTTGTCCCCGTGCTTACCGCAATCCCAGCCTCAGGGTAAACGGGGTTAGGAAATGTTCCTGTACCAACTGAGCCAATACCCGAAACCGTGACCACCGTGTAATTAGCCCCGACCTTGAAGGAATTGGAAACAATGGTAATTTTATTTGTATCGGTTAAATTATATTGGTCATTGATAAGTAGCTGCCCATTTCTAAAAACCAAAATATAAGCCTTTAATTGTATCGGGAATTTAGGCGTTACAGTCCACGTTAAAACGTTTGTTGTGGCAGAATTATATTCTTGCTTTAAAATCTTTATGGTATCATTACCAATGGCAACGTCAACAATGGAATCCCGTATGCGTGAAAATACAACGGCTGAGTCAAGAACCAAAGTTCCCGTTGAGGCAATCGTTCCACCGCTTAACCCGTAACCCGTGGCAATACTTGTAACCGTACCCGTTCCTTTTGCGTCTATTCTTGAGGATAAGGAAGCCGTGTCGGTTGCGTTTAATTTCAATGCAAACCTTGAGGTAAGATTTAAAGATGAGGTATCAGCGTCACGAAAGTAAGGCGCAAGCATTGATAAGGTATCCGAGATATTTAATTTGCTATTTATACGGGTATTGTAATTTGATAACATTGCCGTTGTGTCACTTATGTTTAATTTTGTGGCAAGCCTTGAGGTAAGGTTAAGCAAAGACGTATCCGTTAATTCCATTAAAACAGAAAGGTCAGCCGAAACCGTGCCCGTGGTTGTAATTGGGTCAGGCGAAACAAGAATACCCGTACCGCCCGAGATTGAGGTTAACGAACCCGAACCGCCACCACTACCCGCACCACCGCCACGGGGAAAGATAACCGTGTAATTTTCGCCAACTTTATATGAGGTTGCCGCAATAACCACGCTTGTTGACGTTGGTATCGTGTATTGAGATGGCAATAAGATTTGTCCATTGCGGTAAACTTGAACCACGTTTACACCAGCGGGAATCAATGTGTCGCTTTGTGTCCAAGTTAAGGTTGAGGAAGAAACATTTGTAAAATCTTGACGCGCATAAAATCTTCCCGTTGTGTCCGCGTATGCTTTGGTTGCGTAATTGGCTAACATTGCCGCCGTGTCACTTACCAAAAGGGCTTCGGTTGTATCGCGCCAAAGCCCACCTTTATAATACAAAGATGAATTTTCAACGGGTGACGAAATGGCAACATCATGAAGTTCTGACAAATCATATCCCGATGCCACGCGTATTGCTATTGTCCCGTTGTTTGATGATGAATTAATACAAAAGCCAATAGGCATATCAATATTAGGCGCAACGGGTTCAACGTCCGTCCAAACACCAGCCACCGTTGGCGAAGGGTAAAGGATTGCCCCAGCCGCAAAAGTATCGGTGTTAACTTGTCGTATTTTACCAAATGAAATAACGTATCCGTCTTCCCCGTCTGTCAAGTCATGAGCCGTTATTCCTAATAAATACTTTGCATCTATTGAGCCGTTGGCGATGAATTTCGCAACGGTTATCCTGCCACTCGCCCCAACCGTGCCATTAGCATACACAATACTGCCTTTGGTGATTGTTGAGCCAGTTTGATTCTTAACGAGCCAAAAGTTTTTGAATCCAAGTTCATTAGGTACATTGTCATTTAATCCCAAAACCACGGTTGCCAAATCGGAATCCCATCGCATCTTTGCCGTGTCCACATTGTTCGTCGCTACATTAACATTAAAAAATAATGAATCAACGGGTTGCGTAAATGAACCGACGCCACCGACTAAGTTCCAAACGTTGGATGTAAAGTCAAAGGAATATATTTTAAGGTTTACGGTATCAAGAATGACCCATGCGTTTTGGTTGTTTATTGGTTGAATGGAAGCCGTGTCTGAAATTGAACCTCGCCATGTCAGCCCGTCGCCCGTGGTCTGAAATCCAAGTCTCTGTTTGTTACCCGTGTTTGGGTACTGGGCAAAGAGGCTGAGGGAAGCGAGTAAAAAAAGAATTGAAGGTAAGGTTTTCTTACCTACAATCTTCTTGATTAAATTACTCCCTATTTTAATTAAAACCTCCTGAATTAGTATTTCACCGACGCGCCCCAATGTCTTGAGGAATCGCCTTTCTTTCTTTGGTTTCTCTATCATAGCACAATGCCTAAAGTATTGTAAATGTCTGTTATTTCTTCATGCTCATCGCAAGTTGACTCAGGGCAACCAATAGCGCTTGAAACAAATCCCGTTAACCCAGCAGCGCATGAACACAAATAATCCTTAATCCTTTTTTTCTTTACGTCAAGCCTTTGTAATAAAGTATCTTGATAAAATTTCAATCCCTCAACGCCCACGTTTTGCCCGTACTCGTTATCCAATGTATAAAGCCCGTTTGAACCCATCTGCATCACGATATAAGGCGACGCTTCATAAAGAACGGCATTGGCGCAAAAGGATTTTAATTGACTGTCCCAAAGTTGCTGGTAAGCCGTTGAACTAAAAGCCGTTGAACTTCCTTTGGCTGCAACCAATGTATCATAAAATGAAACGCCAATCGCGGGAACAATCCAACGGTACTCCGCATCTTGAATATGAGGACTAATAAGTGACTTATCAATTCTTATATCCGCTGGGGTTGGTCGTGCGACGCCGCCAGCTATTACTTCACTCGGTTGTATCAGTTGGCTCATTGGTTGGGTTTGTAATTGTTATATCTGTTTCGATAGGTGAATAACCTAATATTTCTCTTTTCTCATTCATTGACAAGTTCTGCTCAACCGCTATATCCCCCATAAAGGATACGGGTAAGGTATTAGAAATGCCAAAGGTAACGTCAACAAACGCTGAATTATACGCGCTTATTTCGTTTAAATAGGGGTTAATAATCTTGGATAATAAAAGGTTTTGACGTGGCTTGATAACCGTGTTTTGCAAATACTCCATCTCTTGACGTATCTGTTGATTTGTGCCAAGTTGTCCCGACGTTGCAAATCCCGCTAAGGACTTGCTCCAACGGTTAGCCACGACAATCGCCGAGGCTGCCAAGTTTTGCAAGTTTAAAAATTCGCCTTCGTTTTCTTTTGAAGTCGGTATCCAATTTGCTTTTAATTTTTCATCGCGTAAAATCTGAACAAACAATTTATGATTGTTGCCCATGCCCGTGAACTTTGATTCAATACCATCGACAAGGCTTTTGGCTTCCGTCTGCGTCATTGAACCGAAGAATTGCAATATACCCGAAGGCATGAAAC